ACCTGCTTCTTAAAAAAAAGCTCACGGATGCTCGGGGCTGGCACCGAAGCCGTCCCCGAATACATCACCAGCCGTGCCATACTGTTGACATAGAAATTTAACGCAGAGCCATGGACGGACCCCCAGGGACCAACTTCCCAGGCACTCTTACCAGTCTCCAGTCATCTCCTGCACCAGGTCACCGGCAATGTCCACACCAAACACGAAGGGCTGGGTCCCGAGCATGCGACCTCCGTAAGTCAGCGACTCGGTGCGCACATCCAGGTCTCGGTTGCTGAACGGACCCATGTAAAAGTCCGGGTTGAACTTGCACTTGCCGAGGTTGTTCTCGAGACAGTGCTGGTTGAACAGCTGTACAAACAGCTTCTGCGGACAGAACTTGTCCGGGCCGTAAACCAGCTTCTCGGACGCCAGGAAATGCTGGAGCGTGTTCGTGACCATCGCCACCTGCTTCTGAATCTGGTGGAAATAGTCGGGCAGAACCTGCCAAATGTCCTTGCCGCCGTACTTGGCCGTGTAGTCCAGATAAGCCCTGACGCACTTGAGCATGATGCTAGGCAGCTCCAGGTCCAGCTTCTCATCGAGCTTCGGATCCGCATCGATGACCTGCTTCGCAAAGTTGAAGGTGACCAGACGGCGCAGCACAGACCCGGAGTTGTCTCGCCAGTTTGGAACTTCGTTGCCCGCCAGCACTCCAGGCGTCTTCCATGTGATGCTCAGAGCCTTTTCATTCTTGCGCGCAATCGAAATATCCTCGCCGGAAACCATCGACTGAAACTCAGCCTGCTCGAGGCACAGGTCACCCTTGACCTCGGGACTGATGAACAGGAACGCGTCATGGATCATCGATAGACCAAACTTGCGCTCGATGTTATTAGACAGCGTCTTGACATCCTCCGCCTCGTAAAACTTTTTGCAAACCTTGGTGATGATGGTGGACTTGCCGGACCGAGCGATACCCTTGAAGAAGGTGATCACCTGCCACTGGTCGAGCTCGTTCACGTCGTACATCAGTCGACCCATCATCACGTACATCCACCGGGCCACCTCCTCTGAAAACTTTTGATAGTTCAGGATGCTCTGGAAGAAGGGAGTCTCGATGGAGTACCAATCCTCCTCGGTACCAACTACCAGCTCCTGATCAAAGTACTTGCATGAGGTCACAGTAGGATCCAGGTTTGCAAACTCCGGCGACGTGTACTCGAGAAACTTCCAGGTCAAAGTTTCCCCCCGGTCCTCTGATGGAACCTTGCCGAGCAGAATACCATTCTTGAAGGACCAGACTGAGCGATTCTTGCGAATGTCCGGAAACTGGATGTCGATACACTCGGACAGGTGCCGAACCGTGTCCTTGACCATACAGCCCTTGCTCGTGATGTTCTTCCACATGTCGTACTTGGTCTCCTTTTGGGTAAATGTGTACACAAAGTCGCTGATGCTCATCACCGGCATCCAGGCACGAGACCGCGACCCAGACTCGGTCAGGCGCTGCTGGCAACAGTAGCCCTTGTACCGCTTGAGCTCCATCCGGTCCAGCGTGCTCAGCAGAAAGATGAGCAAACCTTGGAACGGACTGCAGTCGTCATCCTCCTCCATGGTCGTGCAGTGCATCAGATCCTTGTCAGACTCGCACCGACGCTCGTTCATGCGCATCGCCTGCCGATTGTACAGCACCACCTGGTCGAATGCGTCCGTGTACGTCTGAATCAGACGATTGATCCGGAAGCCGATGGTAAACTCCTCACCCTTGACATCCGTCGAGTTCTCGTGCAGAAACTCGGACCGCTTGCAGTGGTTCAGGAGCTCGATCAGCTGCCGCTGGATCCGGCGGTGCTTCTCAGCCACCTGCGAAATGTTCAGATTCTTTGGCATACCGTCCTCGTCGAGTGTGCATAGCACCTCGAAGCAAGCCATGAGCGGCGCACACTTGTCAGTCTCGCAGTGCAACTTGATCTTCTGCTCCTTGGCCATCACCTGCTTTTGAACCTCCTCCAGAGTCATGGCCGTGATCTTCTGCTTGTCACACTCGGCCTGATACTCATCCATACTCTTCGGCGCTCAGAATTTTTAATCCGGTCCATCAACATCTTATAGGCACTCATGCACTCGGCTCCTTCTTCATCGCCGTAAGAATCTTGACCAGAACCTTGTTCTGATTCTCCAGGTGCTGGCAGAGCATCTTCAGGACATCGGGGATGGTCTCGCCGTCCTCGGTCTGTAGCAGTGACCCAATGTACTCGATAGGCTCAACCTCCTCAAGCTCCTCTTCGTGATCAGCCATTAACCTTAGCCACCAAAATTTGATCCCCGAAAGAACGCAGATACGATTCCTTTTCGGATGTCGAAAACTCGTTACTCTTAGAGAGGTTCTCAGAACCCCACATGGCTTGAAGGTTCCGGTAGTTCCAACATGCTGCACGTTCCGTCGGGTCGGACTGATCGAATGCTGCACACGGTATCCTGTGGTCTATGTGCCAACCGTGGAGGCCGTAGTTGTCCCAGGACATCCCTTCAGACCACGTACTTTCCAAGTGACTCTTTAGAAATTCGGTCGAACACCCGATCAGGTCCATCGTGTTCTGTGACTTTTGACCTTCCAGGAGTAGCCTCAGTCTGCGAGCCAAGTTTTCCTTCAGGCGGCTCTGGATGTACACATCATCCGGGTTTTCCTTCTTACGTCCTCTTTCGTTACGCTTCCATAGATTGACCTTATCTCGGTTAGCCTTTCGGTAGGCCTTGTCAAGTTCAAGTCTCGTGTGACGATACTCTGCCAGGCATTGTGTACATTTGTCGCACAGGTTGTCTGGCTTAGCTATATTTCTGGTATACTTGTCCAGCGATTTCCACTCAGTACACTTGGAGCACCTCTTGACCTCTGTGCCTCCTTCAGTACGGTGCTCTATCCTGGCTGGCATCCTATAGCTTACGGAGTACATTTCCTTTAAGCGCGCTGGGCCGAAATTTTTTTCTCGGGGTATACCAAATGGCGGGTGGTCTTATGCAGCTTGTTGCGTACGGTGCGCAAGACGTTTACCTAACTGGCAATCCCAAGGTGACCTTCTTTCAGGCGGTGTACAAGCGCCACACGAACTTTGCGATGGAGGCGATCCAGCAGACGATCAACGGCACGGCTGCCAACAGCCAGCGCATCTCCGTGACCATCGCCCGCAACGGCGACCTGGTCGGCTACATGTACGCCCAGCTTCAGCCGCTGGCTAATACTCTTGTTTCGGCGAACCTGACGTCCAACAACACCAACACTGACATGGCCTGGGTTGCGGAGCGCGCATTCGCTGACATCGAGCTGTCCATCGGTGGCCAGCGCATCGACAAGCACTACCAGACCTGGTGGCGTCTGTACGCTGAGCTGTTCCTCAGCGACGAGAACAAGGTTCAGTACAACAAGATGACGTCCGCCTGCAACGCGTCCACGACGAGCGCGACGGCATCCAACGTGGTGTACCTGCCGTTCCTGTTCTTCTTCAACCGCAACCCGGGCCTGTACCTGCCCCTGATTGCCCTTCAGTACCACGAGGTCCGTCTAGACATTGACTGCAGCGGCAACTACGCCAGCTACTTTGGCACCAACCAGCCGGTCATCTGGGCCAACTACGTGTTCCTGGACACGGAGGAGCGCCGCCGCTTCGCCAAGAACGGCCACGAGTACCTGATTGAGCAGGTGCAGCACACCGGCGGTGACTCCCTGACGGCTGGCGAGTCCAGCCCGGCGACCATCCGCCTGTCCTTCAACCACCCGGTGAAGGAGCTGATATTCGCGTACCAGAACTCCAGCTACTCGGCCACCAGCCAGTACAACGCCCTGTGGAACTTCAGCAGCAACTGCGCCAACGTCCAGGTGACGACGGATGTGGCTGCTCTGATCGCGTCCAACGGCTTCATCCGCACGACGGAGCTGGGCGCACCGCAGGTGGTGCTGGCTGCTAACACCATCTCCGGTACTACGCTGACGGCGAATACGTCGATCAAGGGCTGGGTGGAGGAGGGCTCAGCTGGTACCAGCCTGGAGGTTGGTCCGCTCTACCAGTTCAAGCTGATCCTGAACGGCCAGGACCGCTTCAAGGAGCAGTTCGGCAAGTACTTCAACCAGGTGCAGCCGTGGTACCACCACACCGGCAACCCGTACCCGGGCATCTACTGCTACAGCTTCGCGCTGCACCCGGAGGAGCACCAGCCGACGGGCACCTGCAACTTCTCCCGCATCGACAACGCCCAGGTGCAGGTGTGGCTGAAGAATGCGGCTGGCGTCAGCGACGCCTCCAAGATCCAGAAGCTGTTCGCAGTCAACTACAACATCCTGCGCATCCAGTCTGGTATGGGCGGACTCGCCTTCAGTAATTGAGGGTGGTATAGCATTCTTTTTTGGACTGCAAGCCCTCCCATAGGGTTAAAGAAAAGACTATATGGATCTTAAAAAATGCACCAACTGTTCGCGTGCTCCGCAGCCGCTTGATCAGTTAGCACGTGTTTAAAGTGTCGCGAAAAAGGTAGGCGTCTGGACCACAAACCAGAACGCCGAGAAAAACACAACGCCTTGTAGAACGAGAAAAAGTACTACAAGGCGTGGCGTGAGAAGCAACTTGACGAAAGACCGATCTCACAATAACGAGGTTCATCGCGGATGGTAACCGCGAACATGTTCGTGAATGGTACCGAACGAGTCTACTCGATGCCGTAAAAAGATCAGCCACGAAGCGAGATCTTGAAGATGAGACTGCCAAAAGTCTCATGACTTCTAATTGTGGCCTTTTGGAACTCGAAGTACGTGTCAATGGGATCGATTCGTCCAGCGGGTACACCATAGAAAATTGCGTCCCGTGCAATTTCATGAAGGGCACCGACTTTCCTGGAACGCTGTCGCACGATTGCACAGTGCACCTACGAATTCCCGGAAGTTCCGAAAAACTTGGATCAGAAAAAACGTTGCATGTAGTATGGCAGGTCTTGTCGAAAATGCCGCAAACTTTGGTCGATTCGAGGCAAAGGTTGGTCTCGTCGTGGCGGTGGTACTCGCACTCAGCTCTTCAGCTTCAGGAGCGATGAGCATCAGCTCTGCCAAGAAGGACAAGCACACTTCCCAAACGTCCGGAACCCTGAGTGCTACGTGTACAGGGAACGTGTGCACTGGCACCGTGACATACTCAGGTGGGACTCTACCGTGGTCTGGCCCCGGTCCAGCCCCGACGAACGTTACGGTTTGGTACGATCCCGCAAATCCGAGCGATGCAGAACTCAGCAAGTCGAGTGTCGGTTTCGGCATCGGCCTGATTGGTGTTGGATTTTGTATCCTGCTCATAGCCGCGGTGTCGTACTGGATGACGATGCGGTTCCAGACTGTGGCGGCTGCTCAGGGTCTCGGTGGTGCAGCAGGTCTTGCGAAGAATGCATTCAATGCTGTCAGTTAAAGAAAACAAGCATTGAAAAGTTGGCTCCGTAGCACAATTGGATAGTGCACCAGCCTTCTAGGAGGAGTTTCACGAAACTCCGACGACAGCTGGAGGTTGCGGGTTCGAGCCCCGCCGGAGTCGAATCTAACGACGAAGATATTCTAGGATTTCACGTAGCTTACCGGTCTTCATCGCGTTCTGTATGGTGTTTGCATTCAGCTTTGAAAGACCACCCACCTTGACCGTCGCTGGCCGTGCGACGCGGCCGTATCGGCCCCACAGGATTGAAAAGATCAGAAGCAGACAGAGCACTACGGCGACCAGTTGCCAGAAGGTGAATGCTGTTGGGATCCAGCCCTTGGTCAGGTTCTTCTCATCTTGGGTAGCCATTAATTTACTCAGACAGAAGAATTTGGCGTACCAGGTTCATCGAGTGACGGCCTGTTCATGATGCGGTCCACGATTCCACGCAGTCTGGACACGGGCTGAGAACTTACTGATTTGAGCTCATCCTCGTCGACCATCTCAAGCACATTGGCGAGCTTCTTTTCAATGGGGTTACCCGACTCTAGCGTGGTGTTAAACTCCGAGAAGCATTCCTGTAGAAAAGTCAAGCCTTCCGTGACGCGAATATCCCGCGCGACGGTGAGCTCCTTTGAAATCCTGAGAGCGATGCGCTTCATTGCAATTGACGAACGTAGGGCGTTGGCCATCTTTTCGTTGAGTTTCATGTACAATTGGATCGATCCCAGGACTCCCGTGCCAGCACTCAGTACGGCGTTCATGATCGAGACGTACTTTTGATCCACAAACGAGTTCAGGGCGACTGCAGTCAGGGCGTTGATCGCTGAGACAATCAGGATCGGAATGTTAAACTTGGTGGACAGGTGGTTATAGAAGGTGTACTCGGTCGCATAGTGCTTGTGGTAATGGTTACACTGCTTTTCAATCTTCTTCAGGAATTCCTCCTCAGAGTCGTGCCATTTGCCCGCCATAATATGTACGCAGATTTTATGTACGTGATCCTACCATATTTCAATTACTGTGGATCCAAGATTCGGCGCAAGCTCTTTATCGATTTCGTCTGGCGTGTGTGGAGGCTAAACCTAAAAATTGTCGTTGTTGAGTTTGGGCGCGACCTGCCTTGTTGGATGCCCGTCTGGAAGCACTACCGACTTCGCGAAACAAGTCCCGTCTGGATCAAGGAGAACCTGATTAATTTTGGGGTGTCAAAGCTACCCAAGGATTGGAAGCACGTCGCATGGATCGACGCAGACCTGACATTCCTCAACAAGGTTTGGGTCCAGGAAACAGTCCAGGCTCTTGAAGAGTATGACGTGGTCCAGCTGTTCCAGACGGCTGTGAACCTCGGGTCCATGGGTGAAGCGCTCAAGATTGACAAGGGTTTCGCGCACATGTTTCTGAGCGGAAGCCCATTTTCTAGGACGGACAAATATGGTCACTGGCACCCTGGATACGCATGGGCGTGTACACGAAAGGCATGGGACCAGTTTGGGGGTCTCGTGGACTGGGCGATTCTCGGGTCTGCCGACAGACACTTTGCCATGGCGCTCATAGGTAGAGCACCCGAAAGTTGTCACGGCGGCGTACACGACAATTACAAGCAGCTTCTCGTGGAGTTTCAAAGGCGGTGCAAGGGCCTGACCCTCGGGTGCGTCACCGGATCCGTGCTTCATCACTGGCACGGCGACTTGGCTAACCGCCAGTACCGCGAACGGTGGTTGGTGCTCGTCGAAAACCGGTACGATCCTTTGGTGGACGTTGGGCTTGACCGCCATGGCGTGCTCCACCTGACCCCTGCTGGCAAACGCCTCGAGGAACCCCTGATCAGGTACTTTATCGATCGCAAAGAGCCTTAAAGACTTCACGCGTCTGAAGATTGGTCCAGTGGACCACAGGCTGGTGTAACTCAGTTGGTTAGAGTGATGGGCTGTTACGAGCGTTGTTAAACGCGAGTCAGGGATACCCATAAGTCGCAGGTTCGATCCCTGCCATCAGCGTCCCGACCCCGTAGCTCAGTTGGTCAGAGCGCAGGTCTTATGGTCCGTGGACCGAGAGTACCTGAAGTCGCGAGTTCGAGCCTCGCCGGGGTCAAAAAACGAGCTGGTAGAATCCCCCCTTCTGGAGAACGACGTGCAGCACGCCGAAAAACGCGGTGGCTGCAGCCGACGTCCCCAGAGTGGTCTCTACGGACCCGCCGTGATCAAACCCGACGAACATCGCGGAAAGGCCGCTGGCTACACCGAACAGCAAAGCCTCCTTTGGTAAGGATTCTGGTCCAGGCACGTTGTTCATCGCCGCGAGCACGAGCAGCGCCAGTAGTCCCAGAACGGCGATCACGGCAGCAGGCCACTTGAGCACCTTGACCTCTTTGGATTCAGCCTGCGTCAGGTCTTCGGGATCGTTGAGTCCCGCGAGCTCCATGAGTACGTTGAGCATGAAGAGCAGCAGAAAGGTGGTCACGGCGATGGACACACCGTTAGGTGACCCACGCATCTGGGCGATGGCGTAAAAGGCAGCGGCACCGGTAAGTCCTGAAACCAGGTTGTCCGCCATGAACCTGCGCGGGGACTTGGATATGTACTGATTGTGCTTGTTCACAAATGCGAACAATATGAGCATCAGTATCAGTCCCGCCTTTTCCACCAAGAGCACCTTGTCAAACGTGTCCATATATTTTAGCTAGAAAAGATATGGAGGGTGACGGCCAGGGGTCTATAGCGAGTCTGTTGGCCAGGGGACCTCAAGACGAGTTTATGCTGACCGATTCCAAACACCCTCTGTTCAATCCAGCGACGGACTTTTCAATCGACCAGACGGCTTACGTGTTTGGAAGTTCCCCGTATCTAGGAACCCGACAGGTCTTTACCGTGAACCCTAAGCAGATTCAAGGTGACTTGCTCGTCGGTGTCTACCTGAAACTCAGTCTTCCCCAGGCAAACTATATGTCCCAGGCTGGCCGAGGAATCACGAACCAGGTTTCGCTGTACATGAACGAGGTTGAAGTCGAAACCTGGTACGCAGAATCTTACTTTATACAAGACCAGCTCTTCAAAACACTGAATCAACAAGCGCTCCTGTCGAATGTTCTCAATGGAACCTCGTTGTACATTCCTTTGGACTTTTCATTCTCGTTGAAGAATCCGTTTCCGGTATGTGCCACCTGGAACCAGACGATGTACATAAAGATTGACTTTGCAGCGTCGACTGACATTTCGGAGTCCGTTTTCGATCTCCTAGAGCCTCCGCAGATTGTCCTAGAGACGGTTACCTTGACGGATTTTGATCGTGCGCTGTTCACGAACGGTTACCAGATGAATATTGCCAAGTCATATCGCGAACCAGTTCAGTCCGTGACGAATCAGCTGACCAACGTGAACCTTACCCCGAGTTTCAAGGTTAAGCTCATGACTTGGTTCCTCCGCAAGGAGCTCAAACGATTCGACTTTACGTACGAGCGGACAACAAACATCGCTCTACGTAACGAAGACATCTTTGAGTACATTCTCATATTTGTCAACAACCAGATCCTAACGTCCCGATTTCCGGGCCGCCTGTTTTACAAGTACCTTCAGCCATTGAACTGTGGCGTCAACACACCCGTGTCTGATATTTACATGTACTCGTTCGGTGACGGGCTCGACTTTTCCAAGGCAAATTCGACGAGCACCACGATGAACATCAAGTTCCGAACAGATTTCATCAAGGACATCATACTGAACTACACTCTGAACGTGTACTACTGGGGCGAGGCTCAGTTGAACTTTTCCGGTGGGTACTGTCAGCTGCAAGGTCTATAATGTCATTCACGATGCACCATCGTATGAAATTGAGCTGGGCTACTGTGGTACTGAGGGTTCCACCGGAACCCGTCACGAACTCGATGCGATCGGTCCGGCAAAACGGGTCAAAGAGCTTCTTGGAGTAGCCCACAAGGCTCGACTTGTACGCCACATGGACCGCAAACCTCCGGCCAGACTTGGTCACGTAGGTTCGCGAGTCCTTGCGGGTCACGAAGCTTTCGAGGGTACGCAGAGATACACCACACTTGTGATCAAGCACATCAACGAGCATCTTGGCATTCTTGGGATCGGCATAGAACTCGCGTAGGTTTGCCAGTAGAGCTTCAGCCCTACTCATTGTCAAAACAGTCCGCCAAACTTTTAAGTGGCGGTTCACACACCGGACATCCCTTGAGGAAGAATGGCGGCAGGGTATGCGTGTGTTTCTCGGTGCGTCGCTCGGGCTTTTTGGGAACCTGTGACTGGTGCAGGTGACAAAAGCCGTTCTGCTTGGCGTTGTTGCGGCACTTGCGACCCTTTTTGGCGATACCCTGGCAGCCCGTCGTCAGAGGCTCACCCATGAGCTGGACATCCATCAGGAGTTGTCGGTACGAAATGTCATAGAGCTTCGAGATGTGCTCGAGCATGGGGTTGAGACGGGCATCGATCCTGCGCTGTACCTCCTCGTCGATCAGAGCCTCGATCTGGGTCAGCATCGCCATGCAATTTAATTGCGCGCTACTTCTAAATGAGTCCTCTACACAAGGCTATGCTGAAATTCGATCATCTTATCAAAACAAAGGCGCCTAACAATTCGATTAAGGAAGCTGCAAAAGAGTTCCATAAACACGCTCACTCCGCGATGAATGATTTTCGCAAAGAACATCCAGTAAAGCTCAAAGGGAAGATGACTCCAACTGGATTCGAGGCTCTCGTGGTAGAAAAACCGACAAAAAAGGGTAGGTTCACTATATACTAAATGTGTCTGCGCAAGAACTGCTCTCCAGTGCAGGTGACGTGCCGGCACTGTAGGCAGGAGTTTTGTTCGAAGCACATACAGTGCGAGCTCCACGCGTGTCCCGCGAACCTCAAGGAGCTGGTGGTGCTTCCAGCGGCCCAGCCGCCACTGAAGGTCCTCAGAATCTGAGAGGCCCTGTGGACCTCCGAATTTAAAATCCCTGCTAGTATAAAATGTCTCTCCAGCACAAGATTGTCCCTTTTGCCGTATTCTTCATTGTTGCCAACCCGATGACCTTCAAGGCTGTAGCTTCAGTGCTCGGCAAGTGGGTCGCTGACTCTCAGGGCCTGCCGACCCAGGCTGGTGTCCTGCTGCACGCGCTGGTCTTTGTGCTCCTGGCGCACTTTGTGTGGAAGATGGTCTACGGCCCCAAGAAGCAGCAGAACATGGTCATGGGTGCCTCGATGTGAGGTCCTGCCATCAACTGGTCCATGGACCAGATTTCTTAGGCACTCCTGCTATCAACTAAGATGGTCCTACGGACCAGATTTCTTAGGCACTCTACATCGAGTGGTAAATCTCGAGCGCTCGCTGATGGAGCGCACCCTTGACAAGAACAAACTCGTGCTTGGGGATCCCGAGCTCCCGCTTCGCCTTGGAGACCGCCTTGCGCCACATGGCCAGCGGCTCTGAATGTTTCGCCGCAGCCGCCTTGGCCTTGCTGACAATCCGCCCGTCCTTCTTCTTCAGATCGCTCTTCACCAGACCTCCAGCGGTGTGGTGAGCAGTTCCAGTGTAAACCTGACGCTTCGTTCCTTCGGCTTCCATTTATCATTGTCATAGATTTTTAGTCGTCAACTAAAAAAGGAGGACCCTTTTCTAGGCGAGCTTGATTTCCGCCAGGATACCTGAACCGAACAGGATCACGTTTCCAATGAAAATCACGAGGCCCCAGATCTTGCAGTCACCATCGATGATGCACGTGAGCGTCATGGCATTCGCTATAGCGAGCACGAGAAAGTACAGAGCAACCATGTTGGTACCGCGGTAGCTCGCACCCATGGCGGCAGCGATACCGAGAACCAGAGTCACGAACGCAGGCAGCTTGAGCTTTTTGTCGCCAACCGTCACCTCCTTCTGAAGAAAGTCCATTAATGAATGTTGACAAAATCTTTCGGGGGCAAACGAGAGTCGTTCAAAAAGTCTAGCCCAGGAATCGGTAGGGTTGTCGTCGAATACTCATCAGACACGAGGTCCTTTCGCAAAAAGGTAAACTCTGTGATGGATGGCACGATGTACTTGTCAAACCCGATGACCTGCGGCGAATAGTTGTTGCCGTGGGCGTGAACGATGCGATGGGTCTTGAGGAGCTTCTTGAGGGCTGCGAGCTTCTCAAACATCTCGACGTCATTGTCACCTAGCTCTTCTGGAAACCCGATAAAGTGCATCTCGATGACTATGAGCTTGAGTTTCTGTAGAGTGTCCATGCTCGCCCACAGGATCCAGTTCCATTCGCAATTTTCAATGTCCATCTTGAGAAACACATTCGACTTGCCCTGCAGCTCATGGGATAGATCTGTTGTCTCTGAAGTGTTCTCAATACCGATGTTTTTCCGAATGTACTTGGGGTCATGATCATCCGGTACATCCTTGGTGGTGGCGTCAAAAACCAGGTAGTCCTCGATCCCAAAGTGTTTCATATAGTCATAGTCGTCCTGGAGATTGTATTTGGCACCTACACCTGCACCTATGTAGTACTCCAGTCCCGGTACATCCGGAACGACATAACCAGAATCACTCTCCGGGCCGATTCGAACCAGTGGAAATTCAGTCTTGTAAACATCAAACATAAGTTCTTATAGATAGAACGCTTTAATGTATTCTGAATTTATTATGCGCACCTTTTTACCAAAGTTGCGTTCAAATTCAGCCTCTATAAGAGGAATCTTGTTAAACTCCTTCATAAGGTCACTCCACCTAAACTTGGGTAGAGATCCCCATGTTTGCAAAAAGGTGCGACAATTCATAATCGCGTTACCTGTACTAGATGTACCCTCGAGTATGGAAGTTTGATGAGCAACCGGAACACACACCAAAGGATGCCGCATTTCCATAGCACATGCCCATAGTACCAAGTCTATACTGTGGTCAAAATTTACCCGATCAAGTACAAATCGTGCAAAGTCTACATGTACATAGTAAGCTTCAGATCCACCAAGGTTTCCTACTTCGACGGGTTCAAGTCCTGGTTTCAAATGCCAGTTTACACCGATACACAGCCTTTGAAAAACAAATCCAGGACCACGTTGCCACTTGTTGAAATCTTTGCAAAGTACAACGTCATCTTCAAAAATTACCGCTTCTGTAATTCCCCTTCGAACCATCTCAGATAAAGCCCAAAAATGCTTTATACTACAGGAAATCTGACCGAGTGGAAGTGTACAGCTAGTACCGAGCCACTGCACAAGTTGAGAATCTGTATTCATTCCATCGATCCATTCAACATCGGTTACACCTCGTTCGTTTAGATGTTGTTCCAGAAAAACTCTACGATTGGTTGGACCTTGAATCACAAAGTGCTTCATTAAGGACATCGCCCACGAACTCTTTATATGTACCGACCACCAGACGTGGGGCTCGGCAATGTGCTTATGCACCTATGTCAAGTGAACACCGTCAGTTCAGCAATTCTAAAGAGGGGATACACAAAGTACATTGACATAAAAAAGGAGATTCTGGAAGACGATGGTCGGCCAGATGCACAGTTTCATACTTATGTCATGCCAGATTTGCACGTAAGAATCAGAGACATTATCGAGCCTACCGATATTACAAAGAGCTTGGTGGAAAAGTACTGGCAGGATGTAGCTTATGGAATTCAGATTAGGCGAGGTTCGTTGTCATCGTGTGCATCTGTCGCAAGAATATCAGATACGCATTGTGATTCCAAAGGTCTCGAAAAGTTTCATACGGTTGTTAACCAGGTTCCCGGAAAATTCTTCCTGGCTTCAGACTGTCGCAAGACAAAACAGGATTTTATGGAAATGTATCCGGATCGAGTGGTTACGATTGATGATGAGGCTGAACATTCATTAGAGCCTAACGGCCACTGGTTAACATTTGTAGAGTTTTTCATATTGTCCAAGTGCCCGATTGTGTTCATGACTGGTGGTGCCACTGACATGCTCACATTTTCAACATTTGGATACATGGCTTGTATGTATGGTAATAAACGTTACGTACCAGTGTTTAACGATTAAAGATCACACTTACAAGTATACAATGGACGTTGGCTTGACATTGCAAAAATATTCGATTCGTCCCAGAGGCGTGATTCACATTGGAGCTCATATGTGCCAAGAGCGTAACCGTTATGTGGCAAACGGTATCAGTGATGATCGGATCGTATGGATCGAAGGAAATCCTATGGTTTACGAGCGATGCAAGTTTGTCATGGAACACGAGTACAAACTAAGGATCAATCTATTCAATGCAATCATAGGAGATGACGCGGATGTTGAGTTTCATGTACCTACATGGGAAGAGGCTGGCTCTATATGCGACATAAAACCCAAGGAACAGAGTACACTCACCGAACTTTGTAGTTTCAAGTCCCGTAGTACAACTCTGGGGAGCTTCATGGTTCAGAACAATCTCGATCCTTGCGCCTACAACTTCTTGACTCTGGACGTGCAAGGTGCAGAGCTACTCGTATTGAAGGGTGCAGACCTTAAAAAGTTTGATTGGATCTTTACTGAGGTGTCCGAGGTTAGTCAGTACACGAACGGTGTCCTATGGCCGGAACTTCGTGACTATCTATTGGCTAACGGTTTCGAGCTCGTCGAGTACAAAACGAACGATCACGGAACATTTGTGTACGGCGATGCACTGTTCAGAGCTTCAAGAGATGCATAAGAACTTCGGATCCGGCGGTGGTCAATAAGAGCGAGTGCAGATCCGGAACATGGTGGTTGACAGCCACCTCATAGACTGCACTCGGAACCATAGACACACTCGCCTTTTGAACAACTGGAAGAACGACCCTGGGAACCTTGCGACGGACAACCACACAAACCTTGGGAGAAACCTTGATCATTTCTAAAACAGGCTGTTAAAATTCTAAGCATGTTTTAGCAATGGCACCTGTAGTTGACCTGTATCGCGAGGGGCGGCTGAGGCTAGACTGGGAGCAGTACTGGTTCAATCGGATCTTTTGCGTGGCGGTCCTGGTGGGACTGTACTTGCTTCTGACCCGTAGGCGAACCAAGGAGTCATGGGAACGGTGACCGGACTTCGGGTTCTTACGAACCCTCACCGGACGAAGGGTGCTACCCTTCGTAAATCCCAGAAGCGATACCAAACTTGACGCACTGCTCGCTGGACAGGTACATGTCGTGCTTCATCATCCTCAGGAGCTTCTTCTCGGGGAGCTCGGTCTGCTGCCGGTAGACATCCACCATCTTGCCCATGAGCATCTCGAGGTTCTTGATCTCATCCTTCAGGTCCTCGAACTTGACCCACGCAGATGAGTCTGAGGAAATCTGATGAATCAGGACGTGCGAATGCTCCTTGACCAGCCTCTTGTGACCACCCAAAAGGAGCAGAGTGGCCGCGGAGCAGCACAGACCGTCTGCAACCGTAGTCACCGGGACCTTTGAACTGCGAATGTGATCCATGGCGGAAAACCCGGCAAAGACGTCTCCGCCACCACTGTTGATGAACAACAGAATCTCAGCCGGCTTTGTCTTGGCGAGCTTCCGCAGTTCTATGTTCAGCTTGAGAATCGTCTCATCCGAGATTTCCTCGTAAAAGTAAATCTCATTGTCCAGCACCTCGATGTTCAGCTGAGGCTCTTCCTCCTCGTGCATTCTTCTTGAGTTTCTGGATCGTCTTTTGTTTAAGTCGGCCGGTGAGATCACCAATCTTCAAAGTGTCAAGGTCCGTCAGACCCAGGGGGTTCTCTTCGCGGAGTGCGTACGCCCTGGCAACTTCGATCGTCTCGTGGTCAAGGCCAGATTCCCTGAGCTTCTTGCGCTTCATGCACTCGTTGAGGAACTTTGACCATATGGTTGCCGAGGCGGCAGGTTCTTTCAGTCTTCCCTTGATGATCCGAAGAGGCACAGAGAATGCAAAAAAGTTGAAATACTTGAGCGTCTCATAGTTCCATTGACCACGATAGATCCTTTGATCGATGACCGACGCAAACGAGAGACTCTCCAGGAGCTCCACGGATTCCTCTATGGTGCAAACCTTGGGAAAGTTTTCAAACACGAGACCAATGCCGTTACCATGTTCGGCCCCACACTTGTTGATTGCGTCGAGGGCCCCGTGGTCCTGGTCCCTGGACATCTGTTCTATGAGGTAATCCTTGGGGTCCATGTGGATGTCTCGGATGCCAAAGAGACCACGAAGACTCTTTTTGTTCGCGTGCTCATGGTTCCATAGACCTTCGATCGGCTTTGGGTTTACATAGATGGTCTTGGGTCGAGTGAACCATTGTGAGAAAACTTTCGAGTCGAGAGCATCAAAGTTGTCCACCAGGATCCATCGATGATCAACCCTTGACATGAACTCAACGGGGTCATCATAGTCAATCTCGAGGATCCCAGGAAACTGCTCACGAACCCAAGTAGTCTTGCCACATCCGTACGGTCCCCACAGGCACACAGCGGTCGTGGCATCGTCAAATATCCTAGAAACTTTTGGCGTCTTGGTAATAAAGCGATCCATGGAGATCGCCGATGAACTGGTTGGGATGGCCCTAGAAAATAAGTGGCTCAGGATCTTTATAGCCGGCTATGTCTCGAGCAATGTGACCATCATGGCGATGCTCACGGTGATTCTGTGGAGGATACTCCGGAAGTAGGTCCCCGGACCAAGGCACTTTAGAAACTAGCCTCTCCATAAAACCATGGAGTTTGCAGTAGTGAGCCCGACGGCTACGATGCCTCAGCAGACGTCAGTCGGCTACGACATTTTCAGTGCAGAGGGTTATGCAGTCATGCCCGGAGAGCGTGTGGTGGTTTCTACCGGCGTGACTGTGAAGATTCCTCCTGGCCATTACGGCGTTTTGTACCCAAAGACTGGTATCATGATCAAGCATGGTGTGACTGTGTCAGGTATCATCGAGCCAGACTACATGGGTGAGCTCAAAGTGGTTCTGTTCAACCAGGACCGCAAGAACACTTTCGTCATCCGTCCCGGCTACCGCGTGGCTTCGCTAGTTTTTCAAAAATCTGAACCTTTCTAGAAAGTTTGCAGACCGTGAACTAAGTGCAGAAAACTCGTCGATAGTCCAATAGGCACCCATGCTGCGATTACACCCCGAACAAATTGGTCTCAAGTTGTCAATGTCGTCCGTCCCACCCTTTGATCTCGGAATGTTGTGACCCGCCTCGAATGTAAAAGGGGTCACCAGATTCTCGCACCACTGTACCCAGCACTTGGCCTCGAACTTGTTTCCGTTATAGACCCTCCAGACCTGTTCGCGGAGAGCTTTGGGGAGCCTGGTTCGCTTCATCTCCTCTTCCGAGCCGGAAGGTCTTTAAGAATGTACTTGTAGACCCTTGCTACTGCGTACGGATATTCAAGTCCCTTGGGACGACCAGCAGCCTCGCCCTGTCTGTACACTCGGTCGAGCACCTCATATGACACACCGAACCGTTTCGCCAAAAGCTTCTTGTCAAATGGCAGACCTGGATACTTTTGATGGAACATCTGAGCCCACATTTAAGATCTGTACACCAAAAAAGTCATGACGTGGCTCTTGATCGATGGTTCATGGAGCATGGAACCATACCGAGAAGTACTCCACGAAGCCATGACAATGGCTGACTCTACGAGGCGGTTCGTGTTCCGGACGAGCACAGAGCCCATTGGAATTTTCGAGAACACGATCGACATTTACGGTAGGTCCGCGGTCTGGGACTGCTTCGCAGAGTTTGCCAACGAGCTCACAAAGCATGAGCCAGGGATTCTCATAGTGATCACGGACGGAGATGACACCGGCAGCACGCGAGAATCTCAAGGAACATGCAGGTCACATCGAAGGACTCTCGAAAAGCTAGGCTGGAAGCTCTTCTTCCCGGTCTTTAAAATTTAGCAGCTCTAAAAAAGCATGGTGGTGTTCCAGGCTGTCGCCTGGGATGCACGTGACAACGAAGGAGCTTTCGAAATTACAGTCTTTGGGCGGTCAGCCGAAGGATCCTCCGTAGCTGTAAGTTTCCCATTTGATCCATATTTTTTCATAAAAGGGACACACAAGATAGCCGATGCAAGGTGCGAAACCGTCCGAGCCAAGACTCTTTGGGGATTTACAAACTCTGAGCTCCAGGTGTTCACCAAGGTGACCACGAGGACGCTCGAGGAATTTCGGAAGCTTGCCTCGCGTGCAAGGTACAAGAAGCTCGAGGTTTTCGAGGCGAACATCGATCCACTCCTACGGTTTTTCCATCGCTCGGGAATCAAGCCATCCGGATGGCTCGAGGCCAAGGGTCTCCGGTCGTTCCACACGACATGCGACTTGGAGTTTATGGCTGAGTCCTGGAAGGACCTGACGCCAGTTGATCGCGAGGACCTCGCACCGCTCCGGGTAGCCTCGCTGGACATTGAGTGTTTTTCTAGCACGGGTAGTTTTCCAGACCCCG